CTCAGCATGTATGTACACGGCTTTCCAGTCTTCAGTTTTACCGTGCGCGAGGTTATCGTAGTAGTCATCAGGTAGGAACTGTGTCCAGTCCGCTTCTGGTGCTAAACCAGATGGCTGAATAGTTACGTGCACGTTTTCTGGCGGGTTAGACAGCAGCTCTTCCCAAAAAGTATCTTGGTCTGGTGGGTTAGTCATCCCCCACAGGTGTGCGTTCGGTTTCCCGTCGTCAGTCTGACAACCCACCCCGTTCATCATTTTGTCCGGGTAACGTCCTAGACGACCCTGTGCTGCGTTGTAGATGTCTGGATGTATCTCTCTAAACTCATCGAATATGAAAAAGGATGCCTGAAGAGATAGTAGTCTTCGCACGTCATTCGCGTCATCCAGTCCACGAAACAACACCTCACACTCTATGTCACCAACCTTTATGACGAATTTGTATTCCGTCTTAAGAAAGATACCCATCACGCCATCAGGTATCCACTTCATAAAGTCTGGTATGGACGTGTCCCTCAACTGCTCTCGGGTGTTACGTACCCAGATGGCTCGAGACCGTCTGACCCCGTCATTACATGGAGCCATCAGAGCGGCGTGGTGCAATATTTTCATCACACCGGCTGTCGTTTTAGTCGAACCAACGGGGCCAACAGCTAGTGATATAAACTTGGTTGAGTAGAAGAAGTCGTCAAGCGACTTGATAACTTCGAAGTTTATCTCGTGCGCGGGGGTCTGGGGAACGGTAGCCACTAGACTGTACTGCCTTCTATGGTTATCGCTTCCTCTTTGTCCTTGGCGCGTGTGATGTTGATTACGACTTGTGGTCCGTTGGCTCCAACTGCGTCTTTGCCGTCAGGTTCCAACTTACCCATCTTGTTCAACATCTTCTGAAACTCCAAACGAGTAGCAGGGTTGATTGTAGGGTTCTGCATGTGGCGGAAGAGGTTATCCAAGTTAACTGCGCCCATAAGACGGGCTAATGTTTCCATCTTGGTAGGGTCGTCCTCAATCATCTGCAGTTGCCCGCGGGATAAGATGGAGGTGTGTTCGAACGCCGGGTCTGTAAGTTTATCTACTTGATTGCTCATAATATCCAAGTGTACCTGTATAGACAGGTGTTTGTCAATAATATCGTTATTTTAGCAGGCTGGAATTTTTTTGGGGGGCTATTTATGGGGCGGGGTGTTTCTATGAAGTGGCTCTTTTTGAGCGAGGTCTAAAAATTAGGGGGTTGCTATATGGAACACCTAAGCATGGGTGGTCACCCGCCCCTCTTGCGTTCCCTACCCCCCACTTCAAACGTCCAACCCTATATGACAAGGGTATCAATTACGATAACCATCACCAAAAAAGTCCACCGTGGACTTTTTAACTAAAGGATAAAAAATCATGAATAAAACACAAACAACAAAATTTGCAAAAATCATCACTTCTCTAAGAAACGCCGATATTACTAACAAAGAGAGTATTAACCAAATTGACGGTGTGGCGGATAGCATTGCAAAAGTATATCGCTCTGGTACTGATAGCGTCGCATGGCTTGAATGGTTCACCCAGCAAGTAGGCAACGGTTCAATAAAGCCAAAAGAGGTTAAACTTATGCAAAATAATATCGGTAAAAAAGCCACTCAACGTAAAATGTTTTCACTTGATGACAAGGCAAAACCAACTCAACGTGCAAGGCTTATGAAAGGCAATAAAACACTTTTTGCTGAAGGCTTATGTACTCAAAGGCAACTAGATAGCAAGGCATACCTTTGGATAGTTGATGCAATTAAGCCAGCGACGGAAAAAACGGCTAAGGACAAACTTCAAGCCATAATCAACGATTTCAATATCGAAAGCCTAGACAAACTTTTAGAAATCGCGAAAGAGGTTGATTTTAAATAATCAGAAAACCAAAAGTAAAAAGCCCCGAAAGGGGTTTTTTACGTGGTCGACTTTCAAGAAGTCCACTGTGGACTTTCAAGAAGTCCACGACTCATAGGCTAATAAAAGGCGACCCAGAATATAACCAACTAAGTGCTTATACAGACGAAAAAGGTTGCACGAATCATAGGCTAATAAAAGGTGACCCAATAAGACACGATAATCTACGTCTTATTAGTTGTCTTATTACAAAACGTTGTAGTGGTGCGGAAAAATAAGCCTATTAAGACAATAAGACAATAAGACATAATATAATAGAGAGATAAAAGTTTAAAAAGTAGTGAGATTAAAAAGTCTAAAAAAGAGACAAACATTCTACTCCAAAGATGCTCCCTCAATCTCTCTCAGAAACTTTGTCTTATTGTCTTATTCGAGGAATATCAATGACTTACGCGTGTCTTATTGTCTTAATACAATGTCTTATTACAATCTTTGGCTTATTACCCTTTTAGGCGTTACATGCACATTAACATGACAGGTACTGTCATGTTAACCTCTGTTTTGGGCGTTGTCAACCCCAAACAGCAAATTAATGACAAAAAGTCCACAGTGGACTTGCTAACTTGGAATAACAAAATGAAACATAACAATCAAATGAAAAACAATAACCACACAACGGCTTATACCGATACAGATAGTTTAGACTCGCCAACGACCGAGCAAGACGACATCTACGAAATACAACACTACTTTGACCAACCACTCAAAAGTGATAACTGTTGTGGAAACCAATCTCACCTATTCATGTTGGAGAAACTATCATGGGGAAACTAAAAACAATCATGGCATCAGTACTGATGTCTCTAGTAATGTCAGTCATTTTCTTTTGGGTAATGATTAACTTCATAACAGGTTGTGGAGATAACTACTACAACTCAAAAGGCCAACCAATCGCAGGGGAATGTGTAGCAATGCCTTGGGTAACTTACCAAGGCGGGGAGATTATCAATGAATAAGATTAGCAACAATCAAATGAAAGATTTCACGACTCATAAACGGGCGTTCATAACCAACAACGAAACGGTGTACTCTGAATACAAAACCAACAGACGTTCACTAGACGAGTTGTATGTGGTGTACTCATACGGGGAACACTTCCCGATGTACATATACGACGACGAGGTGGAAATGTGGTTCGGTAATGAGAGTAGATATTCAACGACTACTAGCAAACACCAAGCACTAGCACGCCCCGATGTTGACGACATGACTATGCTACCTACATCAGACTTATTAGCACTCATTGACCTTGGAGGATATCGCGACTACTGTGCTGAACGGTGTGGGACTATGTATTTCGCAAATAGACATTAATAGTCCACTAGTGGACTTTTGTAATAGATTAACAAACGGGGACGGTAGCACCCATTATTGCTACCAACGGGAAACCGTTAAACACATGGAGGGCTAATATGCCATCAATTAACCAAGTAGTAGACGTAGCGACATCAATCCTACGTAAATCACCATCAGCTGTACCTTTCTTTAAAGGGAAACCGGGAATGGGTAAGTCTGACGCTTGTCTGCAAGTGGGACACAACTTAGACATCAGCGACGACCGTATCCTAGTGGTACACGTTAACAACCACGACGTAGTGGACTTCACAGGTGTGCCATCAGTAACTGATGATGGTGTAACGATATTCAACCCGACCGAGATGTTCTACAACTTCAGAGAGGGAACGGGAGCGGGACTGATTGTCTTGGAAGAACTACCACAATCAAGTACGCACCACCAAACGTGGGCTGCGGGGTTTATTCTAGAACGAAAGACACCCACGTTCAAATTAGACAAAGACGTGCGGTTCATCGTAACGGGTAACAGAGTAGAGGACAAAGCGGGAGCGAAACAGATGCTAACCCACCTATCGAACCGTATGTATGAGTTCGAGATGGAAACATCGTTAGACGATTGGTGTGGTTGGGCGATGGAGCATAACGTTGACCCCCTAGGTATCGCGTTCATGAGGCTAAGACCGCAACTGTTGAACGACTTTGACCCTATGCGTTCGGTCAATCCAACACAAAGAGCGTGGACTCAACTATTCACCGAAGTACCTAGAGAGTTACCAACAGACTTATATATGTATGCTTGTGAGGGTAAGGTTGGAGAAGGTGCGGCGGCGGAGTGGGTAGCGGCGAGGTCGCTAATGAGCAAAATGCCATCGGTTGATGCGATACGACTCACACCCGACAAAACAGAAGTACCCGATGAACCCGCAGTTAAGTACGCCGTAGCGACAGCACTCAGCATGACCGCTGAACCCGTGTCGTTCGGTAGAGATATGGTGTACATCGCTCGTATGCCTAAGGAGTTTCAGATGGTGTACGTAACCGATGCCCTACGACTACACCCCGAGTTACAGCAGACGAAAGACTTTATTACTTGGGCTGTAGCTAACAAAGATATATTCATGGGAGGTGAGTAATGAGCCTCAACTCAATCGTAAACATAGCAATTGGAGTAGCCATGGGATTTATGGCTTTGTACGTATTAACCGTAATTTCTTTATACGCATAGGAGGGTGCTATGCACATGAGATATTTTTTATGCCAAGAAGATGATGAGCAGTTCATTGTCGAGGCAATAGACCTTAAAGAAGCCAAGGAACGTGCCGAAGTGTACAACGCTGTGGTTGTTAAGGAAGTACCGAAAAAGGAGATATACAAATGAATATGAATGACATATTGGCTAATGCCATAAACAATGCCGTCGAGCATGAAGAAGAAGTCCACAGTGGACTTAAGGGGACTCACGACTCACTACCCCCGAAAACCGTCGTTGATGAACCCCAGATACAAGTACCGCCAACGCGACCATCAGTAAGCGTTAAAGGCTTAGATGAGAAAGCAGTCCTAATCAGCGTGAAACGTCGCATGTACTCACCGTACAAACTAGACCAAGAGGAAAGTAAGAAGTACGGTGCGGGTAATGTGAATAAGCACCTATTTGAGGGGCGTAACAACAAAGTCAAGGAAACCATCAGCAAATTCTCAGAGGTATATGTGTACGTGAAAGAGAACACAGTACCTTGGAGTACAGGTGTAGATATGTTGAACATAGACCACTACATGGAATTTACTCAAGGACTTAGACAGTTAGTTGACCAAGCGAACCAAGCAGTATGGGAGTTGTATAGCAAGTGGGACGACGAAGTTACCGCAGACCTAGACAGACTAGCACAAATTGCAATAGCGAAAGGTAAGCCGAACTTAGCGAACCCTAGCGACTATCCATCAGCGGACGAGATGAGAACCAAGTTCAGCATCGACGTAAGATACATGCCAGTTCCAACTACTGGTGACTTTAGAGTAGGCATCAGCGACGAGGACAAAGAGTCACTACAACAGCAGTTAGATGATGCGGGTAGTAACGCAACCAAGCATGTACTTGAGTCAATGATAACGCCAATGCGTAGGGCAGTCGAGAAGTTAGCAGTACCGATAGGAAACGACGGTAGTGTGTTCCGCGATACCCTAATCGACAACATGGTAGATGTAGCCGAGCGTATGAATAAGGTGAACATATCAGATGACCCAGCAATCCAAGCAAAGATTGATGACCTACGTAGCCTAGTTGGAACGTACGCCAATAACAAAGACATGCTTAGAGATAGTCAGACTGTGCGTGAGAAAGCAGTTAGTCAGATAGACAGCCTAGTAAGACAGATGGCTAACCTAGTATGAGTATCCCAGAGAAGTTAGTGTGTGAACTGTGCGGGAGTTCCAACACATCTCGCGATGGGTATGCTAGATGGGATACCGACACACAAAAGTGGGAGGTCACCGATATGTCAGACTATACGTGGTGTAGTGCTTGTGACAATGAGATAACCGGTGAATGGTTACCGCTAGAACTTAAAGACATGGCGAAGTTCGCAATCAAAAAGGAGAATGAAGATGGGATACCGAAGTGATGTATCGATACTTATATACGGTGACACCAAGGACGTAGTAGCGTTCGTTGCCGGTGAGAAACTACAAGGAAAGCCAAAGGAGAGCGAGTTCCACCCGCTCAGTGAGCCGACGAACGAGTCCCATGAGCGTAACACGTACACTTATGGTGCGAAGGACGAGTTCACGATGATGGAGTTCAATTGGTGGGACGTGAAGTGGTACGACAGCTACCCCGAGGTTGCCTATTGGGAGAACCTACTAGGGTTGTTCGAGGACTCTTTCGGCACTACGTCGTTGAGCATGGAGTTGACACTAGTAGGCGAGTCAATAGATGACAACCGAACCGATTACATGGGTACTGACTGCGAGTACCGCCTAAACATTAGTAGAGAGATAACGAAAGACTTACCATAAAGGAGATACCATGAGTAATGCAGTAACAGTTGAGGAAACTATAAACCAAGCAGAAGTAGAGCGTAAGGTTGGCAAAGCCAAGGCACTACTTATTTTAGACCACCCGTTCTTCGGCACCGCTGTGTCTAAGCGACCGATACAGTATTCAGATGCAGTACCAACTGCCGGTATGTCAGCAACGGGACAGATGATAATCAACCCCGCGTTCGCCGAGAACCTAACAGTCAAGAACTTAATGTTCTTGATGGCACACGAAGCCATGCACTACATGTTGGCACACGCACTAAGACGTAAGCACCGCGACCACCAAGCGTGGAACGTAGCGTGTGACAAAGTCATTAACGACACACTCATAGAAGCAAACGTTGGAGACTTTATTGATGGGGGCGTCACACTACATGACGCTAGGAACTACGCGTCAGAAGAATTATACGATGAAAACGACGACGACATGGGTAGCGGTGGCATCGGCAACGACATCGGTGACCCCGTCGACGACAACGGTAATCCTTTGGACGAGTCGCAGATGCACCAACTAGAAGCCCAATCTAAGATTGATACAATTCAGTCAGCTAAGGCCGCGAAGTCATCAGGGAAACTGCCATCATCTATTGAGCGTATGGTTGATGACATGGTTAACGTAGAAACCCCTTGGCACGAGAAGCTAGAGAGGTACATGAGTTCCAAAGTTAAAGACGGTTACTCATGGAATAGACCGAATCGGAGGTTTATTGGTCAAGGTGTCTACTTGCCCGGAACTGACTACGTTGCTCGTATGGGTGAGTTAGTTGTAGCCGTAGATACGTCAGGAAGTTTAGACTCAAAAGAGTTAGGGTACTTCAACGAACACATCAATAGGATTGTGGACACGTGCTTACCTGAGAAGATAACAGTATTGTACTGCGATACTAGTATCGGTGGGACAGCAGAGTACACACCGGACGACCTACCGATAAAGTTACAGCCCGTAGGTGGCGGTGGTACATCGTTCAAGCCGGTGTTCAAGTGGATAGAAGACTACGCCGGTGACGTTGAGTGCCTAGTGTATTTCACAGATGGATACGGTGACCAAGACTACATAGAAGCCCCAGCCGTAGATACTATTTGGCTAACGACCGGACGAGAGGACTTTAAGTTCGGTGATGTAATTAAATTTGATATGGAGGTGTAGTGTGGAACTAGAGATAGCAGGACTCATAGGGTCGGCGTTACTGATAGGTGCGTACTACTTAGGCAGGTCAGCAGGACGTATGGACGTGGCGATAGAAGTCATGAAGGCAGAAGTTCAACTGTTGGCACAAGTCAACGAAACGTTAGATAAAGCGATAGAAGAAGCAAAGGAGGAAACATGAAGTACGAGGTGACGATAGACCAAGTGATATCAGAAGTGGTAACAATTGAAGCTGATAGCGAACAGGACGCCATGAACAAAGCGGGAGATGAACTGTACCAAAGCAACAACAGTAGCTTTGACGGTATGCCCGAGTATAGGTTTGCGGTGAAGAAAGTAATAACAAAGGAGATAGACCATGATTAGTAAAGACTTTTTCAAAGAAGACACGGGTAATTACCCCGAAAAGGTTAGGCGTTGGGACGAGTATAAAGCGTTCCACATGAACAACGGTATGTTCGTAGAGTTCGAGTCGGGGGAGTTAATGGTAAGAGGGACATCAGACCCCGACTATCGTAAATACTACCCCGAATACGACATTCAGTTAGTTACGACGACCGACTCAGATTGTCCAACGCTATACTTGGATAAGGAGTGTACGCAACCCGTTAAGAAAGCGTGGGTAACTCAACATGGACAGCAACACTTAGCGATTGACTACGAGAGAAAAGTCGCTGTTGCGGTCTTTGAGGGGTATAGGCACACGGATAACACTATGCTAGGCAACCACGTTATGAGAGCGAGTGCGTATTGGGCGGGGCAGAAACGACTACCCGTACCCCTAGTTAAAATCAAGGTACAGACACCCGACCCGGAGTACAAGAAGCAAATGAGTAAGGTACTAACAGAGGTTAGAGCCGCCGTTACTGCTGTACACCGTATGAAAGGCGACGAGGGTAAAAGTTGGTGGGGGGCAGAGGCACATACCGCAGGTACTTCATGGTACGACTCATCGGCGAGTGACATCATCGCTGAGTTAAGTCAAGACGATAAAGTTATGTACAACGTAGCGACTAAAGGGTTTGAGTACCCAAGGAAACTAAATGAAGTGGAGTTCTTATATGTCAAAGAACGCAATTAAAATAAAGGAGAAATAATATGGCAATCAAACAAATAGTACACGATGCGTATGCGATAGCAAAGGACGCGTCTATAAGTAACATCGATGTAACACTAGACACAAGTATGTGGTCGAAACGTAAGCAGAACATCATCGTGAAAGCAATTGACCTCGGCGTTGCTGACTGCGGGTGGGAAACTGCTAACTTCGTAGCGGCTCTAACAAAAACGTATGACATCGGGGTTCAGAAAGTGACTCAATGGAACCGGGACCTAGACTTAGACTTAGTAGAGCCTAGTAAAGTTGAGGAGGTTAAGGCCTACGTTGCTGCGTTGATAAGAACGCGAGTAGGTGGCACTTCTTGGTCGGAGAACAGTTTCATGAACGATTTAGAAAATGGGCGTGTAGTGAGCCGAGTGCCTATCCCAGTTAACTTTGGTAAAGGAGACCGACAGAAATTTGTTGCGGATTACCTTAAGCCCCAAGACGAAGCCGACAGAATTAGGCGCGATAACTTAATAAATAAAATAAGAAGTGGTCACAAGTTAACTATTTCGTTTACAATATAGAAAGGAGAGCAAAATGGCTTATGTAAGAAGAACAGATGCACTAGTTGCACTCGTGGAGCGTAAAGTCCTTAATATGATGGACGAAGAGTTAGCTAGGGTGCACAGACGAGAAGATATTGATATAGGCACGCCGTTGTATGACGACGTACGTGTAGCAGTAGAGGGCGTGTTGTGGAAACCAGCACCCGAACTCATGGACAAAATGCCTAAAGAGTGGTGTAGGCACGAGGACTCCATGTCGACATCATTTAAGATAGGCGAGGGTTTCAAGTCAGTTAGATACACGCTAGACTCGCCTACCGATGACCCCCTTAAACTTCCTCCAAATGCTAGTAGGTGGGATACGATAGACGTTGAAGAGTCAGACATGACACCTCTTATTAAAGAGTGGGTTACTCGTAGGCTCGCTACTGAGGTAAAACGCGACGAAACTGTTGACTTGTTTGGGAGCATAGGCACTCAGTTGCGTGATTACTTGCTATCCCATGCGTCACTTAACACAGCCCTAAAAGAAATGCCCGAGTTAGAGATGTATATACCCCAAGACATCTTGGATAAGGTAAGTGCGAAAGTCGTTAGGGCTAAAAAGGAAAAGGAAGACGTAGTAGACAAGTTAGGTATCGACGTTGATGCCCTAACTAGAGCGGCGGTCGCCCACAGACTTACCATGGGGGACAGCTAGTGTACGACGTAGGAGAAATAGTAGTCGGGGGTGTCCTTCTAGCCAGTGCGTATGGGCTAGTACGAGCCGCCGATTTCAACAACAATGTAATTAATAAACCAAAAAGGAGCAATATGTTAGACACAACAGCATTAAAGAAAGCGTGGAACGAAGTACTAATACTTAGAACAATGAACGATGAGTTACACCTTAGCGACGGTAAGTTGTTAACCGACCTAGAGTTTGCGATGCTGTGTCATGTGACACATCAAAGCGGTAAAGTTAACATCACTAGCATAGTGAACCACCCGTACTTTTCGGTGGCGTCGCTATCTACTGTGAAGCGAGCAGTTGCACGACTCATCGGCGAAAACTTAATATATGTAGTAAACACGTCGCACGACAAGCGAGAGCGTATGTTAGCTGTCAAAGAGTCTGACCTTGGATAAGGCGTTAATGATAAACGTACTGTGGATGGCCTCTATGTTGTACATAGGGTTGTTAGTGTGGATGTCAGTACCGGAAAAGAAGTAAAACCGTTAGTGTGTAAGAGTCCACTGTGGACTTTTGGCAGGAGCGCACTAACTTAATTAATACTGCATAACTCTAGGAGAGTAGTAATGAAACGTAAAGTAAACATAGCGGCGGAAGCACGCAAAGCAGGGTTAGACCCAAGAGTAGTATACGTAAGAATGAATAAAGGTTGGACTAAGAAACGAGCATTAGAAACCCCGGTTAGAGTAGTCAAGAAACCAAAGCGTAAGACGGCTATTAAAAAGGTGACTCACAAACGAGTAGCCCCTAAGGCAAACAGAATGATACCGGTTGAACATTTTGTGGCCGACAGAACTAATGTTGCAGTTGGCTGGATTTTAAGTACTATAATTGTATTTTTAATAACGATAATCGTGATGCGATAAACATATGGAACTACACAACAACGAAGCATGTAAGGTTAAGTGTGAGGGTATTGTAACAACGCTCGTAGAAATACAAGAACTGCTAGAGTACCCTCGGTCCGACAGAGAACAGCACATTAAGTGTGCTGTAGACATAGCACTTCAGGACATAAGGTACTTATCCAACGACATGAAGGAAGCCGACAATGACAAAACCTAGAAAGTCTCGATTGTACAAGGTTAAAGAGTTTGTGTTGTCCGACGGTATCACGCTAACGGCTAGAGAGGTTGCCGATAAGTACGACGTACCGTTAAGTACCACAAGGACAAGACTGTCAAATGGTGTGAGGGACACTGAAGTCCTTAGTAAGCCGCCACTGCACCACAAGCGAACGAGGTTGGGGGTGGCACCCCCCGGTAGAGAAGCATCGGTTAAGGAACGAGTCTCCAAGAGGAACTTCAACTGCCCGATGTCTAGGCTGTTACTGAAGGTGATTTAAATAGGACTTGAGAGTGCCTACTAAGGGCTTTAACTAATTATCAGCACTGCTGGTGTTTGTAAAAGATAACTACCCAACTCTCACCAAATAAAACAAGAGAATGAAGATGAATGATGAACTAAAGGCATATGTAAATGCTTATATGGATGGACTAGAGGTTGAGTATCGTTTTAATACGCATTGGTATAGCGTTGAGTCTTTTTCAGACTTTGATGATACTAATGCTGATTACCGTATCAAA